AGCCGCACCACGGAGGTAGGAGATGAAGAAGGTTTTAGCAGTTCTCTTGCTTTCAACGTCGCTGGCGCACGCGCAGTCGCAGCCCAAGCTGACCAACCCTAGTCCGAAGCTGATCACGACGGGGCTGACGTACCAGCAGATATTGCCGCTCAACCAGGGTCGCGGGTCGCTGACGATCCAGAACAACCAGACCAACACGGACAATTGCTGGTTGCTTGTCGGAGGACCGTGGCAGGCAGGCGACACTACGGCGACCAGTCGCACCGTTGCTGGACAGGCGTTGACGGCAGTGCAGGCGTCGATCCTGTTGACACCTGCTTTGCCTTACACGCGCTACTATCCTTACGTTCCATCGGACCAGATACTTGGAACGTGCCAGTCTACGAATGACAGTCTCTATGTCGATACTCAATAGGGTGCTTTTGATTGTGGTAATGCTCGCCGTGTCGACGACGGCGCGCTCCGATGGCATCGGCGCATTCGAGAACATCTTTGGCGGCATACAGGGGTTTGGTGGGATCGGGCGCAACGCCAAATCAACGGTTGTGCCGGCCTGCGTTTCACCGAACGCACCGAACGGCGTGTTTGATTTGTCGTTGTGCAGCAACGCGTCCTACGTGGTTATTTTCCCTCTTTAGGAGACGGCTATGCGCAAATTTATTTTGGCTTTGTTTGCCTGGTTAGCGCTGGCCTCGTTAGCGCAGGCGGACTTCACAGGCAAGGATGCATCGCTCGCGACGATCACGTTTAAGAATGCGACGGGTGCTTGTACCGCCGTGGTGTGCGTTCCTCAGGCGGCGATCACGGATAGTACAGGTGCCGTTTTTGCTACTATCACGACGGCCGGCGGTGATGCGCAGGCAAACACCTTGAATGGCTTGCAGGTTTATACCCGGCCTTCGATCTGGAACGGTACGACGTGGGATCGTTGGTCGGGCGCCGTCACTAATGCCGGCGTATTTCCGGTTCAACTTAGCGGTGCGGCCAACAACATCAACAACATTGCGGGCACGGTCTCTCTGCCCACGGGCGCGGCGACTTCTACTAACCAAACGACTGAAATCGCTTCGCTTGCCACGATCGCTACCAATACCGGCGCAGCGATCCCGGCTGGTGTGAACCTGATCGGTAACGTTGGTACGGGTGTCTATCCGGCAGGTTCGACGGCCATCACAGCATCAACCACCGGGACCACCGCGGCCACGACCGCGACACTCGCGGCTAACGTCACTCTGCACACTTACATTTGCGGGTTTTCAATCCGCGCCAATGCCACCGCAGCGGCGACGAACAATGCCACGGTCACTGGCACGGTCACGGGTACGTTGAACTACACGCAGTGGACGGCGCCGTTGGCCTCGGGCCTTGGCATCACCGAACAGATATTTTCGCCGTGCATCATATCCTCCGCGATCAATACTGGCATCGCGGTTATTTCCGGTGCTCCTGGCGCAGGCGGCGTCGTGTCAGTCACGGCTTGGGGATTTCAACTGTGAAACGTTGGCTAATCGCAGCGGCAATCCTTTTAGGGTTGCTTGTTCCAGCCGTCGCCTTTTGGCAATCGCGTGACAGCAACTACAATCAGAACATAGTCGCGAGCGGCGGAGGCAGCAACGTCACTGTCGATCAAATCGGCAGCACGATATATGCAAGCAACACAGCATCTATTAGCAATACCGTCGTAACTATCTCGACCGGCTTGACCAATCCCGCCTTGGTTTGTGCAGCGTTGCGCGCCCATGCCAGCAATGATGTAACCGCAGGCATCACGGCATCATGGGGCGGTCAGACCATGACGCTGATCAAGGCGCAAAATGCTGGGGCGAACACTAACGCGGTTTTCCTGTTCGGGCTTCGAGCACCATCCACTGGCAGTCACACGGTGACCCTAGCAGGTACTAATCTCGCTACTGACAATTTTGCCAACTGCGTTTCGTTTTCGAACGTCAACCAGACCAGTGATGCCGCTGCGTTTCCAAACCCGACTGGGACGACGGGCACGACAACTCTCACTGTCACTTCAGCCAACGGCCACATCGTTTTCGGCGCTAATGATTTTCTATTAACCGGCAACGTCAACCTCGGCACGACAGTGATCTTCGATGAAAGTCTTGGGATTATTATCTCCGCTTATGCCGAGTATGTCGCGAGTTCTGGTGCGACAGCCGTTGTTGGTTCAGCTAACGGCAAGGTTATGAACGCCCTTGCCGGTATGGACATCTCAAATTAGCTCGCTATGAAAAAACGATCGCGCCGAAAATTCCTGTTGAATGCGGCCTCGTTGATTGCCATGCCTGCGATCATTCGTACTACGGCAGAAGCAAAAGCATGGTCGCACGGCGGCGATCTGGCATGGGACCACGGCTTTGACCCAAGCGGGATTCAAAGCGTCAATCTGGTGTTTCTCGGCGACAGCGAATTTGTCACGCATTCCGGCGCCAGCATTCCAGACACCTTGTCCGCTGCGTTAGCAGGCGTCGCTCACATCAACGAGGTCAACATCGGACGATCTGGGATAACCTGTTTCCAGCAAATGACGGCTTTTGATACTGAAGCAGGCGCGGCCTACAACCCAAATATCAGTCGTAATATCTGCATTTTGCATTGCGGATCGAACGACACCACCTCTGTATCATTCGCGCAGTGGCAAGTCTGCGCGCAAGGTCTGGTAGACAGCCTCGTCGGGCGAGGCTACCAAGTCATCGTCACCGAAGCCTACCAGTGGCTATTCAACGCCTTTCCGGGCTCCCTGTTCAACACAGCCTCAGACTGGGCGCAGTACAACACGATCCAGAACGCGCTGCTGCGTACCACCGCCATCATCAAGATTTCGCAAATTCCGCAACTGACCAATCAGGCCAACGTAGGCAATGCGCCATATTACGTCGACACGGAGCATCTGGCGCAAGCCGGCGTCACGCTCTGGTCGAACTTCGCGGAGCCCACCGTCGCAGCGGTTATCAACAGCATCCCAGCGACGCCAGCCGCATCGCCGATTGGCGCCTTGTCCCCCACCGGGGCATGGTCGAGTGTCAGTCCGATCATCAACGGTTGGACCGGCGGGTTTCTCAAATCCAGTAACGTCGACCTTGTAGACTGGCTATACGACCAATCGGGCAACGCCCGTGATTTTAAATCGCTCTCGCCGAATACCCTCACGACGCCCAGTATCGGCGTTGGGCCGATCACGGGGATGTTGGCGCATTTCGATCGCACGCTACAGAACGGAATGACGACAGCGGCCACTATTTCAAATTTCTTCTCTGCCAGCTCAGGCTGCATCGCCGTCTTGATGCAAATCAGCGTCGCTGGTCCTAATGGAACGAACTATTACGACAACGATGTCATCATTTCGGATGGCAACAACACGAGCGCCAACCCTTCCAACAGCCTGCACCTTGGGATGTTCTCCAAAGTCGGTCCGCTGGTCCTCGGCGCTAACTTCGACGGCGCATCCAAAGTGGTGCAACAGTCGCTTGCTCTAAGCACCTGGGCCGTCATGCAATGGAAGATCACCGGCGGAACGCTCCAGCTTCGCGTGGACAAAGGCAGTTGGCAATCAATCGCTACAGGTAACACCACCAACATCGGCTTGAATTTAATGCTCGGTGCGGGGACTGCCAGCTTCACCAACTTCGGTGGCGACGTTGGCGCGGTTCTGACTTTCTCAACCCCGCCGTCAGACGCCAACTTGAATGCAGTCGTAGACTATCTAAAACTGTTAGTTTGAGGGGTGTTGTTTGCAACGTTTGTTGATCTTTCTCTTTTACCTCTTATGTTCTCCTGCCCTCGCGGGCTCGCACGGCTTTGCCATTCCTACCGCGGATGTCGTTTGCACCGTTACCACGGGCAACTGCACCGGCACAGGTGGCGGCTCGTCCCTATTTACCCCTGCGACTTGCAATGGTGTAGCGGATGATGCAGCGGCGTTCATTAGCTTTAACACATGGGCGGTTGGCACTTGGCAGGGAGCGCATAGCGGGTTGATTGAATTACTCATCCCTGCTGGCTCGATATGCGAATTCATCAGCGGGAACGTTACTACGAACTCATTTGGTTCCGGGATCAAACGTTTTCAAATTGTCGGTTATGGGGCCACACTTGGGAACGGAGCTAATGGTTTAGGAGGAGGATTTTTCCTAGGGTCTGGCGCCACTGCTGGCATCCAACAAAACGGAACTACGTCCACTGTTCGCCTGGCGACGGTCGCTGCGGGTGCTTCCAGCATCACCTTGCTAGACACTTCCAAGTGCGGCCTGTTCAACAACGGCGACACGGCGCTGATCGCGGGCATAGACCCGCAAGGCGCCGGATTTCCGCCCAATCCGCAAGTCTATGAATGGATCGTTGTGAACTCCACTGTATCATGTGCAGGAAGCGGTAGCATCACTTTGACTGCACCGCTCGCGCATTCTTATAAGAGCACCTGGCCAAATTACGCGACTAGCGGCGTAGATCAGGGCGGCCCTGCAACCCTTTATCAGTTAGGTAGTCAGGCGTGGGTGACAGACCAAGCTTATTTTGGTTTCACGTTGGCACAAACCGGACAGACCAATGCGATCGGCAAGAACATCACGATCCGCGACGTGAACTGCCCCGCGGTCTCCAGTTGTATCATCCCGTCGCAAAATCTAAACTTCACGATGTTCACCGTGGTCGCGCCAAGCTCGTCTATGGAGGTAGACAAGATCGTCACCAACATGACGATGAACGATGTTATCTACAGCAGTGTTGTCACTCAATCAGGCGCAACTCCGCAAAATTGGAGTTGCACCGCCTGCTCGTTCAACGTCAATGGCACGTCCAATTCTGCCGTCTTTGCCAATTCTAACCTTTCAGGCTTGAACCTAGGAGCAACGAGCTTCGGCGTAGCAGGATCGTTCTCGGCGACGAATACGGCAATTGCTGCGATGCAGCCGGTTGGTTCAAACCAAAGCAACATTGACACGAGGGGTGTTTGGTCGGCCGCTGGCCTGACTGTGCCTCAGGCTCTTACCGTCAGCGCAGCAACCAATAACGGCTCGGGAGCCATCAGACTTACCGTCAACACGACGGCTGGTTGGGCAACCGGATTGACCGGAGATGGTACGCCAACAACGCCTTGCGCGGGCACCTTTAAGGTCACGGTGATCGACGCTACGCATCTCGACCTGCAAGGCAGCACGTTCACGGCAACTTGTACCGGCTCGTTCGGGTCGCTTCCGCTCAATTGGGCGGTGCCTCGTGCGAACGTCTTTTTCCGTGGTGGCAACCACGGCGACACCGTAGGACCGATCCTGCAAGTGGCTGACCTAGCGGTCGGGACCAATAACTCCACCGTTGTCAGCTTTAATCAGAACGGTTCGGCATATACGGGTGGATTGCCGACGATGCCGGGCGGATCGCCTTGGTCGATCGTATCGCACCCTGCGCCATCATGGTCCTGCACTGGCTGCACGGGCGCAATCAACATCACCGATGTAACGGGTGTTCCATTAGGACCATTTGGCAGTCAGGCGACACGGGTTGTCACCGCTGCTAACAGCGGATCAGCGGTCGCAATGCCGGTGTTTGGGCCTCTTACCGAAGCTGATGTGACGGTGACGGCGGCGTGCAGCGGTGCCTCTAATATGACGTTCGGGGGTTTTACCGCTACGCTGGGATCAGCATCTTATAGCACGTGGGCGCCTACTGTGAACGGACAGGTGGCGAGTGGGACGCCGCGCGTGATCACCCCAACGACTTCGTCTGGCGCCCAATCGGGTGACGTACTGACGACGCCGGGGGCAGGAACGCTGGTCTTGAATGCGCAGGAAATACCTGCTTATTCTAGCGTTGGCAATTGTGGCACCGCCTCGACGACGGTGACGTTCAAGACCAATCAGGGGGTTGTATACCCCTAGAGGGGTAGGCCAATGGAAGCCAATTTTATAAAATCCCTCGCGTGGGTCCGTGTCAGCGAAGGGGGCAATGACGACGACCCGGATGATCACGGTGGGCGTACCTCTCGCGGCATCACGCAGCGCGAGTACAACGCCTATTGCGAGATCGCAGGGGTGCCGGCTGGCGATGTCTGGCAGGCGCCCGACGCGATCGTCAACGACATCTACCACCGCGCTTATTGGATGCCCTATTGTCCGGTGATGCCGCCGGGTGTTGACTACGTGTTCTTTGACGAGGCGGTCAACACCGGGCCGCACGAGGCGGTCATCATGTTGCAGGTGGGGCTCGGCTTCATGGGCAGAGATGTCGACGGTCATCTGGGGGTGATCACGAGTGCGGCGCTGATCAAGGCCAAGCCGGCGGTGCTGATCGACAAGATGTCCGACTACCGCGTGCTGTACTACCACGAGATCGAGGTTAAGCGGCCGGTCGATCGCAAGTACGACAAGGGTTGGATGGCACGCGTGGAGTTTTGTCAGAAGAACGCTCATACGCTGGTAGCGGGAAATGGCACCCATAGTTAGAACTGAGCCAGTAACGCCGGCTAACCCATCGCAGATCACCCAGCAGGCGATCGACAAGGCGATTGACGCCGCTTTTCAAATAATTATCGCGCGGCTTGATGCGATGGAGAAGGCGCAAGACTTGTTTCAAGCCGATTTGACCCGCGTGCCGACAACAGTAGACCGTCAGATTGCGGCGTTGCGTGATTTGGTCGAGCAGCGGTTTTCGGGTATGGACACTGACATTAGGAGCATCCATAAACTACTCGATGGCCGTGACAGTGTAGTGTCTGCCCAGATTGATCACCTGCACGCTTTGATGGCGAGTAAAGTAGAAGAGCTCTCTTCCGTCACCACCGAACGCTTCCTTGGCGTTGCCGCACAGTTCTCGGAGCGCGACACTAGGACGGATCAGCGCGCAGGCGACACCAAATTGGCGGTTGATGCGGCGTTCGCGGCGGCCAAGGAAGCTACCGCCAAGATCGAGGCGGGTTTCACGAAGCAGATCGACGCGATGATTTCGATCATTGACACAAAGACATCAAATTTGGCTGGTGGATTGGGTGACCTCAAAGAAAGTTTTACCAGGTTGGAAGCACGTTCGCAGGGAGTGCGTAGTGGCAGCACCGACACGTGGGGCTGGATGTTCGGGGCAGTCGGGCTGTTGGTGGCAATCGGTGTTTTGTTCACGCATCTTATAAAGGTTACCGGATGAGACGCGAACAAGTGTACGTAGCGATTGATGAAGCGTTCAAGGACGCTTTGAGTACGGCCTATAAAAATCTGATCGTCGTGGGCTTAGCGGCATCACATCCTGACATCCTCAGTATCGAGCACGCCTTCAGCAAGGCGTTCGACATCAACCTGTCGGCTTACGAGGATGCGCGGAAGGTGATCGCGGCGCACACGGAGTTGGAGGATTAAACCCCTCTAATTGACTTTTTAAGGAAAGCCGTACAATATCTTGTGCACCGCTTGGCAGGCGTAACCTGCTCCATGCCTGAAGACGATCGACTGGATGGCCGTAAGCCACCGATGGAGGCGATGATGGCAGACCCCGACAACACACCGGAAGACGAGCGCATCCCGGTTGAGGTGGATGACGATGAGACCTCGACCGATCCCGTCGAGGAAACTGACGAGCAGGACCCCGACGCCGAAGACCCAGACGCGGAAGCTGATGCTGATCCTGATGCACCTGTTGACCCCGATGCTGACCCCGCACCTGCGGCGGCTCGCTCGCGCGGTGACCGGCAGGTGGGAGCGCTTCGCGAAGAGCGCCGTCGTCTGGCTGAAGAGAACGCCCGGATTACGCGAGAGCTCAACGAGCTTCGCAACGTCCCGCGACAACCCCAGCAACCCATTGAGACTGCCCAGCAACGCGCCGACCGTCTTGCGCTGCTCTCGCCCGAAGAGCGCGTGCAGGAGATGGTCACGGAAGCATTGCGGGTCAACGAGCAAAAGACGCAAAACCTTACTAATCAGTTGCTTGAGCAGAGTGACGCACAAGCTTTTCAAACCCTCCAGGTCACCAATCCCTTGGCCAAGAAACTGGCTGGTGAGGTCGAGCGCCGCCGGCAGGAATATTTGCGCCAAGGCAACATGGTGCCTCGATCTGTCATCCTCACTTACGTGGTTGGCGAACGTGCGATGCAGCAATACGGCAAAGGCAAGCCGGCTGCCCAACGTCGTCGCCAGGCGCAGGAAGCTCGTCCGGCAGCGGGCCGCGGAGATGTGGCGCCGCCTCGTGAGCGACGTGGCCGCGGTGGCGATACCGTGCGCGACATCGAAGATCGTTTTGGTGACGTACCAATCTGAGGCGACGAGAGGTCGCCATAGCACTGGAGAACGGTAATGGCGACCAACACTGCAGCCCAATTTGCCGGCGACATAAGCCCTTATATCGCTGCAAAGACTTTGCCTCTCGCGCGTCGGCAACTGGTGGTCTACCAGTTTGGTGATCCCGCCACTCTCCCAAAAGGCATGGGCACCACCTACACGGCCAGCCGCTACAACCGTGTCCCACTGCCGTTTGCGCCGCTCGCTGAAGGCGTCCCGCCGATCGGCCAGCAAATGACGCTGCAACAGGTCTCCGCGCAGGCCCAGCAGTGGGGTGACAAGGTCACGATCACTGACGTGGCCGAAATGACCATCAAGCACCCGCTGTTCAAGAAGGCGATCGAGCTCGTCGCGCTGCAGTTGGCGGAAACGATTGAGCGCAACACCTTCGTCAATCTGCTCGCGGCTGCCCAGATCAACTACGTCAACAGCCGCGGCTCGCGCGCCGCGCTGGTAGCCGGCGACGTGGTCAACCCGCACGAAGTCAACCGTGCCAACGCCATGCTGGAAAACCTCGGCGCACCGCGTTTCATGGGCGACGAGATCACCGACATGAAGATGGAAGCCGACGCGGGCGGTGCCAAAGCATCGAACAACCCGCGCAAGATGCCGCACTACGTCGCGGTTGCGCACCCCTTCGTCATCGGTGACTTCTCGGAAAACCAGACGGTTATTACCGCATGGTCTTATAGCGACCTTAACCGGCTTTATAATTACGAGGCCGGCGAGTGGCGCGGCATCCGGTTCTGTAAGTCGAACCTGGTGCAATTTTGGACCGGGTTTGCGCAGATCAACCCGGTGGCGATCGGTGGCGGTGCGTTGCCGGCGACCAACTACTTCGTGGTCGTGACTGGTCAGGACACGCAGAACCAGTACGAGAGCCAGATTTATCAGGTGTCGGCTTTGACCGCGGTCGGCGCCAACGGCGCGTTGCAGTTGACGACGCCCAACGTGGCCGGCTTCACCTATACCGTGTATGTTGGCACCACCAACACGCCGTTCAACATTGGCGTGTCGGCACAAGGACCGACTGTCGGGCCGCTCGCCGGGCAGGCAACGCAGCTACCACCCAACACGGTGGTGACGATCACGGCGCTCGGGATTGCGCAAGTGCCGCCCGCGGCGCCGGCAACCGGCATCACCGTCTATCCCACTTTCATTTTCGGTCGCGGTGCTTACGCGCAGGTGGTGCTGGACAACGTCAAGTTCACTTACCTGAAGGAAGCTGACAAGAGCGATCCGCTCAATCAGCTTCGCGTGGTAGGCTGGAAAAACTTCTACGGAACGCTGATCCAAAACTCTCAGTTCATGATGAGGATCGAGAGCACGTCGGCCTTCAACGCAACCTTCGGCTAAGGGAG